ATTATCTAAAACTTTTTTTGCATGACTTCTTAGATCAGCGTTTGTATCTGCTAGATTCGGTAATATAGTAATGTTACCTTCTCCAACCTGTATTCTTGCAGAGTCAGATGTTCTTGTTATATAAGAACCCCATATATAATCATGCGGATTATAATCATCTGTAGTTGTTGTTGGAACTTCTATGTAATAAGTATTATTTGCTTCAACCGCGTTTATAGTGAATTGATGATTTCCACCACCACCTGAGTCGCAATGAAATTCATACGACAAAGAGTAAGAGTCGGTTGGGTAATCTGTAGCTAAACCATCTTTTTTCCAAACCCAATAATCACCAACGACTAGCTCACTAGGCTCTTTAGATGGGTAGTTCTCTCTGTCAAATTTGTTGCTCAAGCAAAAAACCTCATAAATGTTTAAGATATATCTAATATCACACTATGGTTTTCTATCAAAAAGTCAACACATTAACAAAGAAAAGTCAAATTACTTCCAAGAAGTAGCGAAATTACCTCTATTTATGCCTTTTTTTTGTGTTTTTTGCTCTTTTTTTGGTGTTTTTGTTATATTTGTCATTATTCTCTCTTGGATAGTGTCGTAATTCGGATTTAATATATATATAGCAGCAAAATTATATACAAGTGTGTCTAAAGACTCGTTTCTAGGTCGTATTTGTTTCCAAATCAGACTTTTTCGACCCCTAACAAACTTTGTTACCCTTTTCTCTGCTGTAAGTTGTTTAAAATACTCTTCATCAAGATCAGAACAGAAATGAAGGGTCGTATCTGCAGGCTCACTTGATAATCTTGCAAATATAGCCTCTTTTGCACTTTCTGTACCCACACCATATAAAACAGCTTTGTTTTTTCCAACAAATGTAGGTCTATTAGCTATTGGCTTACCTGCTGTTGATAAACCCTTGATAGCAAATATTCTTCTACCCTGCCTAGGTTTTGTGAATTGATACACTTGATTTGAATGATGTCCACCTGAATCGATACAAGTACAAGATATAGTTAAAATTCTTCCTGACTCAGTTCTAAACCTCTTTTTTAAATAGTTATCAATCTCCTGCCAAACATTAGCTGCATTTGGGTCACCCCAAAAGATTTTATATTCTATAACCCAAGCCTCATAATTAGCACCCCAACCAACCATTTGAAGCTCTAACCTGTCCTTTTGTGTGTCAACACCAGCAGTTAGAACCAAGACATCTTCAGGGATAGATTCAGAATCATAATTAAGTCTTCTTTCTAATAATGCTTCATGCTCAATAGTTTCTCCCTGCTCTTCCCAAGACTCTCCTAATGCAGTGTTTATCCAAGTTTTTAACATTTCAGGTTGTTTTTTGGCTTCCAAGAAGCTCTTTGCCATATCTGCCCATGTTGACCAAACTGAATAAAGCTCTGATATGTGAAATCCTGCTGTATCTGATTTAGGTTTAGAGGCTATCCACTCTCCATGCTTAAGCATCCATTGCTTTTTAGACTCATCAACCATAGAGCCACAATGGTCACAAGCATAAGATGCTGTTTCAGGCTTGTTTTCATCCCAAACAACATTTTTCCACTTTAAAACCTGTTTTTCATTACATTCAGGACAGGGGACATGGTAATAACGCTTATCTGACTCTTCAAACGCAGTTTCTATTCTTGATAATCCTTTTATTGTTGGGGTAGAGCACATATATATCTTTTTGTTCCAAAAGGTTGTTGTTCTCTTTGTAGCAAGTGATATGGGGTCACCCTCTGCTCCAGCAGAAGATTCATAGCGGTCAACCTCATCTGCTAAAACTATTCTTATTGGCCTTGAGGCCAATCCTGATGCAGAATTAGAGCCAACTATGTTTAGGTTGCCACCAGCAAACTTTTTAGACAGAACTGTATTACCACTATCTCTACTCCTTGGGTCTTTAACGCAGCCTCTTATCTTCTCGGAATCACGAATCATGGTCGCTAGTCTGTCTTTAGAAAAAGCCTGAGCCATAGCTAGTGTCGGCTGCATAATTAACATAGGGGCAGGGTCTTGATCTATGTAATAACCAATAACATTCAATAATATCTCGGTAGCTCCAACTTGAGCACTTTTTATAAAAGCTATTCTTTGTATATCAGGGTCGTTAAAAGCATCCATAATTTCTCTTTGATATGGTGCTCTGTCAGTTCTCCAAGCTCCAGCCTCGGCTGAAGATTCAGGAGATAGTTTTCTATATGTATCTGCCCAGTCGCTAATCTTTAGATTGGGTGGTGGAGTCCATACTTTATTCGTCTCCTGTATCACCCTTTCTATATTTTTGAGGTATTCCATTTTGTGCCAGTTCGTTAAGTGCTTCATGCACCTGTTCTTTTATTATTAATTCAGCTTCAGCATACTTGTCAACTGTTATAACCTGGTGTGCAATTCTTGATGGCAATCCTAATAGTTTTGCCCTAGCATTAGCAACATAATCAACCCAAGTCTCTTCTACCAACCCTGCTGGTATTAGTTTTGCTTCCATCTCCTCTACTTCTAACTCAGCCTTTCTAGCTTGAGCAGCAGTAAGTTTGGTCTTTTCTTCAGCGATATCACCTGTACCATCTTTTTTAGTATATCTAGCAGCTTTTCTTAGATAGTTTATATATTGAACCCTGCAAACATCAATATTAACAGGCGATCTTCCTGAACTAATAGTAAATATACCCTTTCCAATTAGGTCGCTAATAGACTGGGGGGACAGATCAAGATGCTCTGCTAGTTCTTTTCTAGTGGCCAAGTTTTATAGTGGTTTCTTAATACTCATAAGTATAAATATACTTCATTCAAAGCTCAATTACAAAAAGACTTTCATATTATAAATACGGCTGATGTTATAGCTCTGTCGCTACAAAAAGAATGGGGTGCTGCAACCTGCGTAGTGCTTGGGTCAGAAGAACCTAGCGTCTCAGAAGCCTATAAACAAAGGGATTCAAAGGACAAGAAGAAACAACGCGAAAAAATCAAGGGAGTGCCAGGAAAAGAACAAGAAATGTATTATAAGCACAGCTTATAAAGGTATTAAAAAAGAAATAAATATTTATTAAATTAATTGTTGACATATAAATATATATTTATATATAATAAGTTATGTTTAACATTATGGAGATAACAAACATGAATAATAAAAATGATATTAGGTTTCAAATTAACGCGGTAGACAATGCAAGAACTAAAGCAATTAAATATTCTTTAGCTTTTGGTTGTGTGTTGCTTGTCGGTCTAGTGGTCATCAAGTCATTAGTTAATATATTAATAGGGGCGTAATTATGAGCATAAGTAGAAAAGAACTGGCAAAGAAATGGACTAAAGAGCATATTAATAATATTAATAATATATTTAATACAGACATAGATTCTTATGACTATGATCTATTATTAGAGTTAGAAGAATATGCACATACAAAGGCTGAAGAATTTTGCGAATACTATGAAGAAGCATGGGTTGAAGCCGAAGAAGAATATATATTAAATAAACTATTTAAAATATTAAATGTTGCACATAATAAAAATGTTTTTTGGAATAGAGACCCTAGAGGCTATTCACTAAAAATAGAAGATGATTATATAAGAAATAATAAATTAGATATTTGGCGTGACATGGGCGGTTATGGAATCATTGCACCAGTCATAAATGGATAAGGGGGAAATAATGAAATATACAATCACAATAAACAATGGAACGCTTAAAGGCTTTGTAGCCTTTAGGGGTTCTTGTCTTGTGGCTATGCAAGACAAATATAAACGCCTAACTAATCAAGGGCATAAACTAAAACTAATAAGGGGTAAATAATGGATATATATACAGAATATGTTGTATGGGGTGTAAAGATAGAGGATAGAAATAAACCCGAATACTTACAAGAGAGCCTATTGCAGACTCACCACTTAGGCGAAACTATCAGAAGTAAGCCAGTAGCGGAAAAGATAGCCTTACTATGTGAAGCAAAGGGTTTTACAAATGTAAGAATCCAATCCATACCCTTTAATGTGGGTTGTGAGTCTGATTTAGCTAAACAATTTACAGGGGGTAAATAATGAAAGCATATATAGAAACAGATGAGCAATATTTAAAAAGAGTAAATAAAGTAAAACTTGAAAGCATACATAGTGCGTTACAAGAACTACAACAGGAGTTTAATATTCCTAATGATCATGAGCATTTAGAAAACGCTTTTAAATTTACAGAAGATTTAAGAGAATACTACAGCGAACCAATGGGAGAGGATAACGCAACTATTCTTTATGACCTTATGCAAGAAATTGATTAACTAAACTCAACCCATCAAGGGCGGTATTCTTACCGCCTTTTTTTATGTCCTTAATAAATAAAAGTATATATTAGAGAGCCTCTAAGCCTTTGTAAGGCGTTGTTATATTAAAGTAATGCAATACTACTTATATATATTTATATTGTAATACAGAGGCTTACAGTTTTTGTTGTTGGTCTTTGGTCTTTGGTCTTTGGTCTTTGGTTGTTGATGTTTTTTTTCTTGCGGTGTTTTTTTTATCATAATAAATTTGCCTTAAATATAAATTTGCCTTGATACTAAATTTGCCTTTATGAAATTTGCCTTTATGAAATTTGCCTTAATTATAAATTTGCCTTTATGAAATTTGCCTTGATAATAAATTTGACTTAAAAATAAATTTGCCTTGATACTAAATTTGCCTTAAAACAGTATTTGCCTCGATCTTAAATTTGCCTTAAAAATAAATTTGCATTTAACTATTGCATATAAATATATATTTATATATGATAGGTGTATGTTAAATAAAAGTAAGGAGTTAAATAACATGACTAAATATGAATTTATGAGAGATGTTTACGATAATCTAATGAAAAATACAATATATAAACCAACAGACTTTTCAAAGTCTAAAGAAGATTGCTTCATGGAATGTGATAAAAACATAATCCATGTTGGCGATTTCGTATTAGAAGTTAAAAGTTATAAAGAGTATGAGGAACAAGACTAATGAGCAACAATAAATATGAGGCAGATAACATCTATGAACTATCAAATCAATTAAGCATTGACGATATGGTTAAGTTGATAAATTGTTTTTCAAACAATATCAGTGCATTTATAGGAAGTGCAGGAAATCATCAAATAGATTCAGAATTAGAATTTGCCTGTACTAATGGGCATAGCATACAACTAAATTTGCAGTCTGTTGAAGAATATGAAGATCTGAGAGACTGGGAGTTTTTAATGGAAGGTTTAAAAAAAGGAGAAAAAAATGAGTAATTATGCAATAAATATTAACGCAATATCTTGGGGTGCTTCAAGTGAGATATATAAACTAGACAAAAGGTTTATAGGAACAGAAGATTATATGGGTGTTGCTTATTTTTGGAGTCATGAATATAAACACTTTTTAAGAGATTTTACTGTAAGCCAAAGAAGAAGAATTCATAAAAAGGCTTTAAAACTTAAGGTGGACTTTACTGAGGTTGGTGCTAAACAATGGGAACTTATTGGTGAGGTTTTAAAAATGCCAGTAGAGGATATAATGGATAAAAAATACTATCAAGCACTGAAAGATAATAAAGTACCAAAAGACTACGTAAAGGCTTGTGCATGGATGGAAGAAGTATTCTATAAATAATTTGCAGTAAAGGTAAATTTGCCTCTATGGTAAATTTGCCTTTACCTCATTGCCCTCTTAACCCTTTTAATCATTTGCTTATTAATCTCTTTGTAAAGATTGTTCTTAACTACCTTATGACTCAACTTAAACCAATCAATAAACTTTCTATGCCTGATAAAAGGAGTAAAAGCCACTAAAAGTTTTAAACCCTCTTTACCTTTTTGTCCTTGTCTCTCCCATATACCATAAACTTTAGAGCCTTTACCTTTAGGTACTCCCATAAATCTTGAGCCTTTTCTGTTGCTCTTTTCTGTTTTATCAACTCTTTTAATAATACCTTTTTGAGTAACAATATTGCCAAAAGTATTTGCCTTTACCCTTCCATCATCTGTTGGAGAGGCATAGCTTTGACTTCTAGCAGGTTCATTATCTCCAGTATAGATATAATACAAAAACTTTGTAGCATAGCTTTTAACCCTAACTGTAGCCTTTAGACCACGCTTATTAGGTTTAGCAAACTTAGACATTACAATGGCTGTAATAGATGTTTTTTTAGGTTTGTGCAGTTTTTTTAATAATTGTTGTCTTTGTGCATTAACAACCATAGCACTAGTATGATTAATTCCTTCACTCATAACCTTGTTGAAAGTTTTATCACGAAGAATATCTAATTTTTTTTGTAGTTGTTTGAGATCAGTTTTTACTTGTATATCCATATTTGCCTTAAAACAGTATTTGCCTCAATGTTAAATTTGCCTTAATTACAAATTTGCCCAAGGAGACTTTTTATCAAACTTTAAACCATTCTCGTTAGCAACTTTTAAAATAGTCGATTTGCTTTTGCCAAGAGACATAACCACTTCGTTTAGTGATTTGCCTTTGTCGATTTGCCTTTTTAGTTGCGAAACATCAATTTGCGGTTTATTGCTCATTATAGGTTCTCATAATGTTCTTTTAATTTATTAATATACCAAATACTTTTCTCTAAGTCTTGGATGTTTGAGTCTTTATAAGATTCTCTCCAAATATATTTCAAAGCAGCACCCTTTAAATATCCCTTATATTCATCCTGGGTTAATGCAGATTTAATTGCATCAATACACTCAATAGTCCCCTTGCGATAATGAGGTGGTGCATTTACATAATCGATTTTCTCTTTACTCATTTGCCTCTCCTTTGGGCATATAAATCTCAACATAGGCCTTACAGTCAGGACAAGATAGGTTTGTGACCATATCGTATTCTTCATTCTCATCTCCTATATCGTGATCTCCACCCCATATAAGTCCAGTTCCACAATACCAACAATTCATAGTTTTCTCCTTTTTCTTAAATATTAAATCCCAATTTGCATCAATTTTATTTTTATCTTCTTTTCTACGCTTAGAGCCTTTGCCTCCATGCCACTTAGTCATAATCTTCATCCTTGACACAAAAAATACCACACTCGAAGTTATAAGATTTTAAGTCCCTACCCTTAGCATCTGCTGGCAGTTCTCTTAATAGTATTCTTTTACCTTTATATCTAACCAAGTTAGCACCTAGTTCCTCTGATAGTTTTGCACGTTCCTCAAACACATGTGGGAATGTCTCTCGCACCAAGTTCCAATAGGTAGGTGAACTAGCTTTAACGCAACCAATACAATTAGCATTGGGATAACCAAAAGAATATATCTCTGGCAACTTAATTCCAGATTCTAACAAAATATCAAAACAACCCTGCTTGGTTATATCTTCATCAATCAATACAGTTAATAAGTTATCCTTTTGATTGTCTTTAAACCTTGCAGCTCTTTTTTCCTCATCAGCAGTGAAACCTAAAACAATATAATCAGTTGGGTTATTAATCTCCCAAACCTGTCTCGCATGCTTTTTTAAGTGAGTAGTACATGGTGCTCCAAAATTACCAGCCATATATTTTCTTTCCTTCCAAACAGTCTCACATGATTGGTCGGGAAATTTTGGATTGATCGCAAACTCAATCTCTACACCCAACCATTGCTCAATATCTTTTAAGAATCTTTGATTATCTTCATGCTCCTCTTTAATAGGATTATTGACCACCCTAACTCTATTT